TGAATCTGCGTAGATTTTTACATTTCCAGTATTTTTGACCTCTAATTGTGCATTAGGGCTTGTTGTACCTACACCTAAATTAGATCCATTCAAAGTTACCTTACTGGAACCGCCTGTAGAAAAATCTATTTGATCGCTACCATAAACAATACCAGTATCAGTATCATCCCCAGTGATCGAAGGATTGGCTGCTGTGTTTGTTCCGTTAATTTTTATTGGCATTATGGAATTGTTACAACTGAAGGACTATTTATTGTTAGTGTAGCACCACTAGCAATAGTAAGAGGACCAGCAACTAAAGCGTTATGGTTTGATGAAATTGTGTATGAACTATTCATTTCATTTTCTGATTCGAAGAAGATTTGCTCACTTCCTCCACCAGTACCACCACCACCACCACCAACAGCAGTAAAGGATGAACCATCATAAATTTCTGCTTGAGTAGTAGTTGAGTTAAATCTAAAATCACCCGTACTTGGAGAAGCAGGTCTTTGTGCCGTAGTACCAACAGGTATTTGTACCGCAGAAGTATAATTATGAACAACAGCATCAGTAAAAGTTCCTGAAGCTGCTGATATATTTCCAGTTGTAGTTACTGCTTGAGATCCAAAGTCAGGAGAAATTTTTGTTCCAGCTATCGCTGCACTTGCATTTACTTCAGAATTAGTAATAGAAAGAGTTAGTTTGCTCATTGCTATAGCTGCACTTGCATTTATATCAGCATTTACAATCGTTCCATCTACTATTTTTGCAGATGTAACTGAGTCGTCAGGAATATTACCAACTAAATCACCATTAAAACTCGTTGCTGTTAATGCTCCAGATGATGAATTAAATGTAAGATTTGTTCCCGTTTTTGGTGGTAAGTTACCAGTTGCAGCCGTTGTAAACAGCACATTACAAGTGGTATCAGATGATTCATCAGCAACGGTAACATTTGTTGCAATTGCAGAAGTACCAGTAAAGTTTGTTGCAGATAAGATTTGTGTTCCGTTAGCTTTTAATACCTTTCCTGATGCAAGATCAATATTTTCAGAACTTGTCCAAGAATCCGTTGAATCAACCCAATTAAAAGTTTTATTTGTAGCTCCAAGCAAAGTCAAACCACCTCCATCAGCAGTTGTATCCGTTGGAGTTGAGACTTTACCAATTTCAATATTTTTATCAGTAACAGTGATTGTGGTACTAGAAACCGTTGTGGTCGTACCTTGGACAGTAAAGTTACCAGAAACTGTTAAATTACCTGATATGGTTCCTCCAGTAAGAGGTAATAAGCCTAAATTTGCAGCACCAATCTGACCAACTCCAGAAACATTTATATATGCGTTGTTTGCAGCGTTGCGAAGTTTTAATGTATTAGTATTTGTATCAGCAAAAAATTGAAATGGGTAAGTTGTAGATGGGGCGGAACTACCACTTTGATTCGTGGCACTCGCCTGCATTGCAGTATTAAATGCTTGCCTTACGACAACACCCGTTCCGTTTTGTACTGATAAAGAATCTTGTGCCACAACTAAAACTCGTTTACATACATATTATCGTAAACCTGTGGCTTGGTAAACAAAATTACGATTTACAAAGTTTCCTCCTGAATCTTTTACATCTGCATTAAAACCAGACTTTGTAACTGATGATATGGCAATCGTATCTCCTGTTTGTATATTTAAAATATTGGCATTTACTATCGGTGTAAATCCACCAACACCACCAATAGTTGCACTAACACCAGTAAAGAATTTATTTGCAAATACCACTGCCTTTGTTGATGTGCCACTTGCGATTGGTGAAGATGGGAACTGTGTAGAAGGTGACATAAACATTCTAAAACCAAGCTCTGTCACACAAACATTAGATGTTACATTGGAGGAGCTAAGAACAACTTTAAATTTAAAGGCTCTAGCATTTAGCATTGTTGTTGCAAATTCTTGGAAAGCAGTAAATGTAGCTGATCCACTACTAGGGTCATCATTAGTTGTACTTACAAAAATCTTTGCATCAACATCTGTAACTGCTGCACCTGTTGAAACATTAAAACCAGTAAAAGCTAATCTTCTTTCTAACAAAACATTATAAGTATCTTCTAAATCAAGGACATTTGCAAATTCATACGTTCCAGTTGATAGCACATTATTTGGAAAGTCCCAACTCGCAAGAGCATCAACATCAGAAACACTATCCCATAAAATATTGCCTTTTAAAACAATTCCAGTTAATGGTGTCCCGTAATTTGGTGGACTATATTTTTCTACATCTGTAAAAGTACCTTGAAATGTTGGACTATCAGTATCTTCTTTTCGGTCAATAATTAAAGTTTGATTTCCAGCACTTGCTGTAAACAAAACACTAGCTGGAGTCGTGCTTTGAACACCAAGTATATTTTCAAATACTGCAAAATATTTTCCTGTTATAGCTGGTACGTTAGCACTTGTAGAGCTACCACTAACCGTTGTTAATGAAGCTGCTGTTGCAAAAGTAGCACTTGTATTTGTACTATGCCTTATAACAACTTTTCCTCCTGTGAGAACATCTCGACTTGTAGAGGCAGGCCAGTTTAAAACCGCTTGTGTTGGGCTGATTTGATTAACAGTAAGGCTTTGTACATTATCAGGTGGATTTGTATTCTGTGTAATTGCATGAGTTTCACTATAAACAGGGCTTCTACCACCTGTAAAATTAAATGCTGTAACTCTTACTTCTAAAGTTCCTACTCTTAAGCTTTTAAGAGTTGTATTAGGTGATGTTGTGATTATTTGTTGGAAATTATCATTATCAATTCTATATTCAACAAAATATTGAACAGTCCTTAATCCATTATGTGTCCAACTGATATCACAACCTATAAGAACACTTGCACCTGATACATAGTAAAAAGTGGTAAAGGCAATATCCGTTACGGCATCTGGAGCCGCCCCTATAGGATTTGGTGTTGGTGTGGTTACTATAGGTGTATCAACTCTTGCATAAATAGACTCATCGTATTGGATTGCAGTAACAGAATGTGTATGGTCTTCTTCTTCAGTTACTCTTAAAATTCTAAATTTTTCTAAAGCAATAGTATCTGTATCAATTCCATAAAAACCACCGACACTTGGAACTTGTGAAAAGTTAGAACTTACTGTAAATGTTTTTCTTGTTGTATCCTCTCCACCTGATGCTGTAGTTGGTGAGGAGATTGCTGATACTGTTTTTTGTTGTAATAATCCATTACCCAAAACAACAGATATTTTTGGGTTTTGTCCTAAAGTTATTGTTCCAATATCTTCAGTGCTATCAACAGTTATAGAATTTATTGTTGCTGCATGAATACGACCACCTCTACGAGAAACAGTCTTGAGTGGATCTGCAACAGATACAACCATGCCTGGAGAAAGAATAACTCCAGCATCCTGAGATACTGTAAAACTTACGGTTTGTGTTAAATATCTTTCAGTTTCTAATATCCATCTACCTAATCTTTGTGCTTGTCCTTGAGAATAACAACCAATACTTCTAACTTCTTTATGGTTAACACCGTAAACCCTAACAGCATCAGCATCCTCTACCCTTTCAAAAAGCACATCGCCTATCATGTCGTAGCTTTGGTAAGCCACAGTGACACAGGTATGTCTTGATTTTAATGAAGTTCCATTATATTCAAAAAACCCATCAACAACCATACTTGGATTTATGACATAAGTGCTATCAGTAGGTTTATCTTGTTTTACGACAAAACTTCCAGCCGTAAAATATGCAAGTCCTCTAAAAACATTGGTAAGCTCTTTAATAACGGTAAAAACTTCTTTCCTAGTATTTAAAACGCAATTAAGTGAAAATCTTGGTTCTTGTCCTCCTTTACCATTACTTACTAACTCATTACAATATTGAGATATTGCAAAGAAATCAAATTTATCTAGATGAGCATCAGGTATCGAACATCCATACCTAGTATTTTTTAAAAGATCATACAAGCACCAAGCAGGATCGTTTGTGAAAGTTGCAGCCCCTAATGTGCCGTTAAATAAACCAGAATATGTAATTCTTCCAATATGAGTCGATGTATCTACTGAAGCATTATGTGGAATTTGTACTTTTATACCGCGTATCAAAAAGCGTCTCTCAGGAATATTATTGAAATTTTGTGCATTAAATTCTAAAAAATGTAAGGCACTGTTTGGATATCTTAAAACCTCATCAATAATTGATGTAAAACTTGTCCAATTTAAAGTGTTTTGTCGTTTTGCACTTGTTTCATCTGCACTTGTTCTGGTTAATCTTATATCTACTGGAAATGATGCTCCAGCGAGCGAAACATTGTATGTTCTACTATACGGATTACTTGTTTTACCTTTAATAGTAGGTGAAGCAACAACATTATATCCACCACCATTAAATTGAAGCGATATTTGAAAACTTACTGAATGTCCGACAATATCACCATCGCCTTCAATAATTTGCAATGTTGGTATCTGCACTGTTATTGCAACTCTATCAATATCGGTATTTGTAACTGTTCTTGTTACAGGCCCACCAGATTGTGTAACAGTAACACCTACAGAGGTAGTAGATTCTAATACACCTTGTTCTATTAAAATTGCAGATTGATTTTGTGTTCCTAATCTAAATTCTCTTACAAATCCTGAAAAATTACTTAATGAAGTTTTATCAAGAAAAACATCTTCAAATTGATCAATTTCTCCTTCTGATATAAGATCAAGAACTCTAGCAAATTGAGTACTTGAAAGTGTATCAGGTGCTTCGGTAGGCTCTCTTGGACCTGGTGGTTTTCCAGCACCTCTAATAATAATTTGATCTTCTATCATTATTATTCACCACTTACTATTAAAGGTTCAGAATTAAGACCTGCACTAATGACCACACTACCAGTTATAACACGACCATAACATATAGGTACTGGCAATCCTTGATCAGCAACATTAACAATGCCACTAAAACTAAATGATTGTAATTTTGATGCTTCAGGAATAGAAGGCGGTGATGGACTTAATAGTTGACTAATTCCACCTGTAACCAAAGAAAGTCCAATATAACCTAATGCTTTTGAAACAGATGCACCAAATAACCCAGACCCTAATTGCGTACCAAGGAACCCACCTGATACAGGGCCACCAAAAACAGCCAATCCAATTAATAATGCACCAGCTAATATTTGTCCCATACCTCTACCAGCACCTTTTATAACAGGGACTATGTGCATTACATCTTTTTCAGACCAAGGTTCTAACATTGGTTTTAGATTTGTTTGATAAATTTTTTGCTTTCCTATAGTTACTTTAAATCCATTGCCCTGTTCGTCATTATTTAAAAACCAATTAGTTAAATCTGGAAAGTTTACACATAAAGCTTTTATTGCATGAGAGGGGTTATCAACTTCAAGCTCGAAACTAGATTGACCTAATTTATTCTTTAACTCACCATAAACTTTTACAATTTTCATAATGATTTATGTCTAGCAACAAAAGCAGTATTTTTTATATAATACTCCCCTAAGAGATCTCTGCTACTTAATCTTTCGCCAACATGATGTAGAATCTGTTGATCTCCTAAATAAATTGCTGCATGATTTGGTAAATTTGCCTCAAGATGCATTAGTAAAACATCATGTTTTTGTATTTCATCTAATGGTACTTTTCTAAAACCTTCATTCATAAAATTATCTTCATATAAATTTTGTCCTTTTTCCCAAAATTTGTCACACCTGTAATAATCGCTTAATTGTAAATTTAATTCTTTTTTAAAATAATCTCTTACAAGTGAATAGCAGTCAATAATACCAAACTGAAATTTTCTTCCGACATAAGGTAATTCAAATCCAGAGGGTTCAAGATAACCCCATTTTTCTATTGTTGGATTAACAATAAACCAAGGAACTCCAGATTTCTCACAGGCAACCTTATCCCCATCACTAGGAGTAGGTTGTGTAAAAGGATGAGAATGGACAACAGCAACAATTTCTCCTTCTTCTTCAGCTTTTATATAGTCATCAGTTGCTAGAACAAAAGTATATTTAGGAAGTTCTGCTATATTTTTACATTTTTTATATCTAGTTCTTCCTTTTCTAATAATTATTAAACCACAAGATTCATTAGGTGATTCTTCTTTTGCATGATCTAATATTTCTTTTTTAATATTTTCTGTAAGATTCATTTTAACATACCAAGACTAGGAAAAGACCCATATGGCAAAGGAGCAAATTGTCCGAATCTAGCTTTACATGAAGTTAATCTTTTACCGCATACATCTTGTGCAGCACTAGCAACTGACTGATCATTTATGTCAAAAAAGTTTGTTCCTGTATAACTACACTCTGAACTTCTATAAACCCATTGACAAATATTAGAAACACATTGTCTTTTTGGTAACATCTCTCCTTGTTTATCTACAGGCATCACTAATTCAAATTGAACTATATCTCTATTTTCAGCTACTTTTCTATCTATTGTAAAAGTTTGATCAGGATACCTTGCATTTGGATCAGCGTCAGGCTGTCCATCAAGATATTTTCTTAATGTTCTAATTCTTCTTACTGTCGTTCCAGTAAGATCATTACCATTAAAAAGTGCAGTCTGACCTGGGTTGGTAGCACGTTGTACATTGTTGACAGTTTTTATTAATGCTGTAATTGCACCATCCAAGTTAGCAACAGTAAGCGTTGGTCTAGGTAGAGTTCCTTGGGTTGTCATTTCAAAACCTTCACTTTTTATTGGTATTGCTGTATAAGTATTACTGTTAAAAACTATATTTCCAGTAAATCCTTCATTTAATCCATTATGAAAATAGTATTTTGTTACACCTAAAGCAGTTGCCACCTCGCTGACAAATTCAAGTTCAAATAATTCAATAATTTTATCAGGTGCAAAACTATTTAAATCTTCAAAAATACTACTTATAGCAGTCCAAACAACAGTATTATCTGTAACAGTAGAGCCTACATCTGTGCCAAAAGGCGGTTCAGAACTTCCTGTAGTACCTGCTGTGGTACATTCAAAAACAAGACCAGTTGGAACGATAGCTGAAGCTGATCTTACAACAGTTCCAAGAGTAACAACTGTGTTAGCAGTCCAAGCAGAGTAAGCCATTAAGTTTCAAATACCTCCCTAAATGTACATTGAATAACTGCACGATTTAAATATGGAATCCTTTTACTGAAAGTGTCACAAACAAATTTACGCTGCCCAGACATTGTTAAATCTACGTTTCCACTTGTCGTTCCACTTGCACTTGTAATCACAGTAAGAGTGTTTTGGTTTACAGAGGAAGTAATAATATAATCGCCATCAGCAGCCGAACCACTCGTAAAATCTAATGTAACTTTATCTCCAATAGCTACACCATGATTTGTAATTGTAATTGTAACTGTAGTTCCTGATCTTGAATAAGTACCTGTTTTAGAAATGCCTTCACCTGGAGGTGTGAAATTAAAACTTTCATTATCAAAAGCTCTACTGTTTAGAAAAGCTTCTATGACATCAGAATCCGCTTCTGATACATTAAATTCTAAACTATAAGTTTTGGGATTTTGATTAATACCAAAAGTTAATCTTTGCTCAAATCCATCGCCAAAAACAACACTACGAACTCTTGGATTAGTATTTTTTGAAAAACTATAAGTTGGTGTAATACTTGGAAAAGTTGCCATAATTATGCTCTAGATAAAAGCCCTCCAGCTCTTGATTGTTTCACAAGTTCTTGTTGGACAGCTAAACCAATTAGTTTGCCTAATTGACTAGAAGAAGCTTCATCACCCTCTACTTCAGTTCCAGAAGCATCTACATTCACTACTATATTAGTATTACCTCCTAAAGCATGATTTGGTGTAACTGTTCCTGAAACTCCAGGAGTGAACATTTCAGGACCACGTTCTCCAACCACATAAGAACCACCTCCTCTTACTGATCCTCCTCCTGCTCTAAAACCAAGAAGCGGACTTGGACCACCAGCACTTGCTGAAAATGCTCCTGTAAGACTTGAATTTCCTACAAAACTTGAAAATAAACCACCTCCACCTCCAAAATTAAACAAACCTAAAATTGACTGTTGAACTCTTGTAGCCATAATTTTTGCAGCCATATCTAGGAAATATGATGAGATTCTACTAGTCATATTTCTGAAAGCATCAGTAACAGTCATAGTTCCTGTAATCACACCTTTAAAACTATTTTGGAACGATGAACTTATTGTTTGCGATAAACCAACAACCATATTACCTGTATCAAGTAACTGCTTTAATTGTTGATCTAATAAAATCATTTCAGCTTCAATAGGATTAGCTAATATCATTGATTGATTAATTAAAATTTGCTGTAATTCAATTTGTTTTGTCAAGTTATTTACTACAGCTTCTTCACCACTTTTTTGAGCTATAACCAGTTTTGATTTAAGCAAAGATAATTTATTTTGCTGGTCTAATATTTTTATTTCTTTAGGTAGTAAATTTAATCTTTGTTGCTCTAATTTTATTCTGTTATCTAAATCTGTTAAAGAAGCTTTATTTCTTAATGTTTCAATGTCTAAAAGAGTTTCTGCGTTTGTAACAACTTGTTCTTGATTTTTTATTTTTACTTTAAGGATATCTATTTCTTCTTTTAATAAAGGTGTTGAAAGTTTTTGATCCTCTGCAATTTTTACTTTAAGTTGTTTTTCCAATAAAATTTGTTTATTTTTTTCTTTTTGTAAATTAAGTTCAGCAGAAGTCATTTTTAATCTATCTTTTTCTATATCTAAAGATTGTTGTAAAGGTAAAATATTGTTTAATGCAAAAACCTCATCAGCAAATTTCATATTATTTTGAAGGTTTGGATTAAGATTATTATTAAGAGTATTATTTGTATTATTAGTTTTACTTGACTGTGATATGTACTTATCCATGTCAAACCCTAATAAAGTTCGATACATATTTGCTAAAACATCTTGATATTCACCAAAACTTAAATTTTCTTCTTTTCTTCTTGCTTGAGCAGCTTTTTTAATTAAATCATTTTGAATTTGAAAACTTTTGTTATCTCCTCCAGTACCAATAATTTGTTCTTTTAACTGTCTTTGTAAACCAATTATAGTGTCCTCTTTATTTCTTGTTTTAGTAAATTTTAATAACATATCTAAAAATGGTTTTAAAGAATTTGACAAAAATAAAGTAATTTGTGTACCTAATTCATTTATTTTATTTTTAAAATCTGTCATTTTTTTTGTATTTTCTTCAATTTCTCCTGTAGTTAATCCAAATTTTTCTTCAAATTCATCTAACAATAAAGTTGCTGCTGAAGATTTTAAGCCTAATTTTTCTAATCTCAAAGCCAATTTTGCAGTTGGAGTTTCAGCAATACCTAATTTTGTTATTAAATTTTCAATATTTTCAGTGGGTTTTGCTAAAGCTGTAGCTAAATCTTCTAAAGCTTGACCAATAGTTGTACCAGCAATAGAAAGTGCAAATCCAGCTTGACCTCCGATTGCTCCACCAAGTAATCCACCTGCTGCACCACCAATCGCTGCTGTTGGCCCTTGTCCAAATAACAAAGGAAAACCTCCACCAATTAGTCCACTACTTATTGCACCAGAAGCTCTTCTCCTTAATGCACGATTTCTGTCTCTTCTTTTCTGTGCAAGTGCATTTGCTTCATCCTCTGCTTTTTTTCTTAGTGCAGTTTCTTCTTTTATTGCTTTTTTTATAAAATCATTTGATTTTTTCTCAAGAGATAACTGACGTTTTGTGTTGTTTATTCTTCTTGTACTTGCTCTCCCTCTAATAGCTTCAACTTCTTTTACAAGTCTTTTTTCATTTTCTAATGCCCTAGCAATTTTGTCTCCAACAGGAGATGATTGCCCTTGCAAACTACCCATTCCAAAACCAGGAATCATTTGTAATGGTGAAGCTTGAAAAGGCCCAAGAGGAGAACTGTATTGATTTGCACCTCTCATCAGTTTTCTTCTTCTACGTGCTATAGAACTTGCCACAGGATCTCTACCAACACCTGTGCCTGGTAGAGGCATTGGCCCTGTACCCCGTAAACGATTTAGTAAATTTTCTCGTTGATTATATTCTCTATTTAATTGTTTTTCTGCTGCTATTAATTGTCTCGCAGCTTTTGTTTGAAGTTTAGTACCAGAAGCAACACTATTAAAATTTGATTTTGCTGTCGATAATACTTCATTTAATTTATTAAAACTTTTTATTACTAATTTTTGATCTTTAGAAGTAGTTTTTAAATTATGATTTAACGCTCTTATATTTTTGGTCGTATTATCAACAGTTTTATTAAAATCAGTAAGTTTTTTTGCACCTTTTAAAGCAACAGCAATATCAACACTATAATCAGCCACTTGCTATAAAAATTAAAACATTTCTTATATCTTACCTCTTTCTACCTTTTAAAGCACTATTTCTTTGTGCTTGTTCTTGTTCTTTTTTATATTCTTCACTTTCTAACTCAGAATAAGCAGCCCAACCCACCATCTCTTCTACAGTAAGAGTTTCACATAACTCAGCTACAGTTTTACCTAATTCCTTTGCTAATGAATAAATAAATCTCCATTGATTATTAGCTTTTTAAGTCGGCTTTAGCCTCTTTTACCTCCCTAGTCTGCCCTGCTTCAATCATTGCTAATTGAATTTCTTGAAGAATACTTGCTTCTACTTCCCTTCTTAATGAAGCTTTATCACCATCCTGAAAAAGTTTGTTACCATCTTCATCTAATGCTTTTGCAATCATTAGTTGTAAAGCAAATTCATTTGTATCTTCAGAAGTTGATTTTCTTTGAATAACTTCTCTTTCTGCGATAGTTAATGGATGCCAATAGACAGTTAAAATAATTTGATCATCTTTAACAACATCGTGCTTGTATGTTTGACTAACCCCAAAGTTATTTTTGAGGAGTTCAATAGCTCTTACCATAAAAAAATATGTTTATATTAGTATACTACGCATTAGCAGTAAATTGGCAAGATATTATACCTACAAAGTGACTCCTATCTTCAATCTCTAACGTAGTTGGACCATTAATGTCTCGAACTAATGGTGTAACTGAAAAAGGATCAGCATAACCAGGAGCATTAACTGAAGTCAGACCATCTATCACCGATTCACTTATAGCTGATAAAACAGAAGTACCCTTACTTTGAGGAACATAAACATTACATTGAATTACTCCAGAATAAAAATCAGAAGCAATACCATGATTTTGTAATGTAGATTGTGTGAAATTAACACTTATAACAACATATTTTGTAGATTTACCAGGAGTTGCAAAAGTAACATTGTCATAAACAACTTTTACAGTGGGGTCTGCTGCTACCACTGCATCTGTTACTGCTTTTTCAAGTGCTGCTCTTGCTTTTACTAAAGTCATAATTAAAACTCTGTGTAACGAATACCTGGCGATGCAGATCCAAAACCACTTGTAGCTCCACTAGCAACAAATAATTTACCTTTTGGTAATCCTTTATCTGTCATGGTTTCTTTAATCATTTTACCTAAAGAACCTTGAATAAATAATTGAACTTTACCTCCTTCTAAAGCATAAACAGCATATTTAACTTTATTTCCTATGTAAACAGGTCTTGTATAATTAAAAACCCTATCAACAGGAAAACGTGGTTTTATAACAGGATTAGTTGGAACACTATCACTAGTACCAGCTAAAAATGCTCCTGTAGCTTGTCGTTTAATACCAGCCCAAGGCTGAAATTTTTCAATACGATCTTTTGGTCTTACTGGACTGCTTTGTGCTTTCCAACTAGATGCAAAAAATCCTGTGTAAACTGGACTATGTTTTTTTGTTGATAATTCCGCATGAATTTTTTTTATGAGTTCATTAAAATCTTGTGATATTTGTGGAATAAGAGTTTTTGGTAAATCTTCTAAACGTCTTGTTGTCATTAGAAAACAATATCTATACGAAAAGCATACTCTTGATTTCCTTTAAATGTTTTTATATCAGTAATTTTTGCAATTCTTGTCGAACCAGAAAACTGTAATGTTATTTCATCTTGAAGTAATGGTTGACTATCTCCTATTAAATCAGGAGTAACGTACACTCTTGCTACATTCTCTTGAAACGACTCTTCTTCTGAAGACTGAACAAATTCTACTGGCACTTTTATAGAATACGAAACATCAGTAGTTGATAATGCTCCAGTAGAAGTATTGTAAACAGGAGAGGTTTTTCTTGTATAAACAATAGATGTATCAAGAGATTCGCCTAAATCAGCAACGATTTTTTTTGCTACATCTTTTAATAATTTATCTAATTGACCTGCCATTATCCTCTAACCACTCTCATTTGAAAAGAACCAGCTCCACCTAATATGTAAGAACCCATATAACTTTGCAACCAAGGATAAACATCAAAAATATTATTTATACTTCCAGTTCCTTGACTTGATAAATTGTATTTAACTTGAATATCACCTAATTTTACTTCAGAAAAATTACCATCTTTACCTGTAGTACCAGTTATTGCACCAGTATCATTTGCTAAAGCTCTTGCTAGTTCATATTGTGCATATTTAATATTATTAGGAATTAAAGTACATGATAATTCAACTCCATCTACTTGATAATTATTTCTAGGAAACTTAAGTGCCTGACCATCATCACATCTATCTCCAAGAAATACAAAACTATCAATCCATCTAGTAGCTGCTATTAACGATCTATTCTTTTGGTCAACAGTTTTATTATCCCAAGTCGTTGAATCTGGAACGGTTTCAAAATATGCGTTTGCTTCAGCCAAAGTGACATAACTATTAGCATTAGCATCTTTTATGGTTGCATTTATGGTAGCTGCCACGATCTATAAAGTAATTTAGTTTTATTGTAGCGTAAAGAAAAAACCCCACCAATAATTGATGAGGTTTTTGATGACCACATTTATATTCTACTTAAGGAATAGTAGATGTATCAAGAGGTGAGTTAACGACTAAACGAACAATAGGAACTAAGTCTGCATCATATGTTAATGCCCACTTGTTAGCTGTTGCTAAGTTTGCGTTTGT